AATCGACTACTACCCCCTTTTCCAAGCCTGATCATGTACGGAACCCTCCAAGAACTGCACACCTACGTTGACTTCCTGATGCACAAGTACGGGAAAGACACGCCCGTAACGTCCTTCCTAACGCTGCCCACCGACGTGATGATGACCGGCGAACTGGGCAAGGTACGCGATTGCGACATGCTGGAAGCTATCGAGATCGTTAAGGATCTGGACAACTACCCACGCATCCTTAAAGCTATCGACGACAGCATTGAAGAGATGAAGGGGTTCATCGATGCCGACTGACGACATCACAAAGCAGGTCCGTGAGGCGATCAGCTCGCATCTTGTCGGGCTGCTCCATCACCTTGACCCCGAGGAGGTGGCCAAGAATAACGGGGCTCAGCTGGCTGCTAACTACAGCCTGCGGCTTGAGCTCGCCGCTGACTTCTACATAGAAGAGGGCGACTACAAGCTGATCGTCTCAGCTGATCTGATGGGTCCGGCCTTGTCTGTGATCGACTCGCATCAGGTGATGCTCGAGTCTGTGTCGGTGGCTGGCATCGGGGAGGACACTAACTCGATCGCCACGGCGATTAAAGAGGTGCTCATCCCTGACCTGGCCGAATTGGTGCGCCAGTGGCCTTATCTATAGATAGGTAAAAGCACCGTGTCGCAACGGTTCTCGGCTACCTACGCTTGTTTCACATCAAAACCGAAGATGACTACCGGCCCCTGTCATGCCTGGGCTCGCGACGCTTTCCGTTGCAGCTCCGATCGACTGATCAGACTGTCAGCATGGAAGCCGCAGCCCGGCAGGACGCGCCTCGTTGAACGTGAGCGCGAATCTCAAGAGGCTCTCTTTGAACTCAAGATGAAACACAGTGCCGGTCAACCACTCACAAGCCCAAGCCCGGTGGGGGATCCTGTCGCTAGCTGATCAGTACGGTCCCACGCGGGTGCTAAGTGCAGTGCTCGCTGAGCTCCCTCCCAAGCAGCTGCTACAGATCGCCGAGGTTTTGAACGATCAAGCTAAGCAAGAAGGCTGGCAAGCTCCAGCCATCTCACCAGAGCACACTGACTTCCTACTGCCATGAACAACTTCCTTCCCTTTGCTCTCGGCTTGTCCACGGCGCTTGGGCTTGGCTTAGCCGTGCACACTGCCAACAACTTCAACCAGCAAGACAAGTGCTACGAAGCACGGAAGGCTTACATCCTCGAGGGGACTCAGAAGCACACGCTGGTTCAGCACCGTACATTTTTCGGTGAGACCTACGCTTGCCTTCCTACAAACGAGCTTAGTTAAACCTGTGGCTTTGCTTGTGTGCCACGCGGGTATGGGTGCGATTAAACGCCCCGAACACCTACGCCGTTGATTCGATTGATGATGTCTTGAATGGCCTTGTCGATCGCAGGGCCTGACCCCAGCTCACCTCGTTGCAGGGAGCGAAGCAGCATTTTGTCTTCTGCTTTCTCTTGCGGCGAGTAGGCCAGCTGGGCGTTGTCCTGGTCGCCCATCATCATTCCAGCGAAGCGCATCGGTCGATCCCTTTCCTCAAGTCTACGCAGGGATCTCGTTCAAGATCGCTTCGTCTCCGTAGTGCTCCAGCGCCGCCTCGTTGAACGCACGAGCGCACTCGATCGGGCACTTGCTTGTCTTGATCAGCAGCCGCTTGGGTCGCACACTGAGCAGCGCTTTGTACCGCTTCTGGCAAGAGTCCCAAAAGACTCCGCGATAGCCAGTGGTGGTGTTGACGCGGAAAGGTGAGCGGGTCGGATCAATGTCCCAAAAGCTGTACTCACTCAGCGGCACGATGCTCCGGCCGTCTACGTCTACGTCTTGCAGTAGATAGACGAGAATCCGAAACCCTTCATAGGCTCGCTTATTAAAAGTGAAGGCGAAGCCTCCCAGGCTCGAGTCCCTGTAACCGGCAGGATCTCCTGGCACATGGCCGCCCGTCCCTCGTGCGAAGGCAACGCCGCTAGGCTTTGTCCAGTCGATGCGCCAAAGCTTGCGCATCGCTTCGTAGAGATGGGTCGAAGTGTCCTTTTTGTATTGGTTGGGCACTTGATCTGATGTTGTTTTGATGGGAGCATCCTACGGGCACTCTCTTGCTCAAGCTCACAACGTTACTTAGTCTCACGATTCCAATCCAGAGCCATGCCTGCTTACGTCAAGTGTCGAACACCTGACCTCAAGACTGCCACGGTCGCCAAAGCTACCAACCTCAAGGAAGCGGCGAAACTCTGCAACGAGTTCAAAGCTGCATGCCCTGAAAATTGGTTTTACATCGCTCGGATCCCAGGCATTGACTGGGTTGACGATGACGAAGACTGATTACTTAAGCGCAAATAAGTAAAGCCGTCTCTCGCTATGCTGGCATCAAAGATTGCTAGCGATGGCACTACACTGGCTTGTCACATCTATCTCTTTTGACATACCGATCGAGGAAGATGATGATGTAATCGCTAACGCACAGAAGCACGCCAACCTATGCGCGGAGCACAACAACACAGTCTGGGCGGGACAGACGGAGATCGACGTCGTGTGCGAGATCCAGAAGGAATCTGGTGAGCTAGTGAGCTCGATTACTCTGAAACGTCTATAGAATACAGAAGACCACTGAGTAATAAGGTGGTCTTTTTAGTGTTAAAAGAACGCAATTTATGTAAACAAAGTCTAAACGATTAAAGATTTTATTTATCAAAATGACGACCTTGCTACCCCAACCATGAGCTGCATGCTTGACAGACCACCTTGAAACCTCTACATTCCTGAGCACGGCTTCACGCCACATCAAATCAAACCATCATGGCCAAGATCACTCAGAACTCCCTGGTCCAGCTCGGTCGCCACGCGGCTGAGACCTACGACGAGTGCGACACCGCGCTCGCCCAGCTCAACGAGGGTTTCGGTGTTGCCTTCGAGGCAGCGCGACAGAACCTTTCGGACGACGTCAACATCGCTGCGTGCCGCATGGGCATGGATCTCAGCGTGTTCAGCGGCAAAAGCAGCCTCTTCAGATACGAGGAGTTCCGAACCAACATCGTCGTCAAGGTCACGAAACTGCCGACCGAGCACGAGAAGCTGCTGAAGATGGACGACAAGATCGCCGAGCTGGAGCGCAAGCTCAAGAAAGCAAAGCTCGAGCGCAAGCAGTTGATCGACAGCCTGGCACTCGACAACAAGATCGACTTCACCACGAACAAAGTCAGCCTCGCCTTCACTCGCATCAAATGAACTACCTGATCACCTGCAGCATCAGCTCACGCATCCGCCAAACCGTGGGCATCAAGTTCGACGATCTGAAGCTTCCTGCTCAGACGATCGACCATCTGAGATCCCAGAGCACAGGCACGCTCCGACCGCAGCTGTCTAACTCTCTGAAGAACGAGCTCGACCAACTTCGCGCAATGCAGCGTGAGATGTACGACGAGTGCACCATCAACTTCGGCGACTCGCACTTCGTGACGGCTGGCTACTTCAGAGAAGCCCAGGCTCGGATCAGAGAGATCAAGCAGCGAGCTAAGGAGGCAAATGAACGCCTCGCTTCTCTCTGGGATAACGAGTTCCGGCACTGGTGCCTGACCGTCGAGAACATGCTCCGGCCTTTGTTCTCAGATGAAGAGGAGTACCGACTGGCCAAGGAGGCATACCTCAAGGTGTTCCCCGATCGCAAGTCGTACAAAGAACCCATCCGAGTCGCCGTTGTCGGGCCGCTCCCCGTCTCCATGACACCGGTGGAGAACCCTGCTGAAGACGACATCGAAGGAGTTATCTCGGCTGAGTGTTACATCAATACGAAAGAGGTCATCGAGGCTGCTCGCGAGGGAGCTGCCGATCGCGCTCTGCAAATCGGAGCGGAACTTCTGGATGATCTTGACGTTCGCAACGTCACCAAGGTCGGACGTGCTCAAGTCGGAGGCGGCGTCAAGCGTGGCTCCTGGGAGCTCACCGCAGACCGGTTGCGACTGATCAGTGACTCAGTGCCTGGCTTCCAAAAGCTCAGCAGCTTGGCTGACAAGCTCCTAGAAGCAGGTCACCACATCCAGTCAACGGATCGCAAGGTCCGTGACCACGGCGCCAAAACATTCCAGGAAGTGGGCCTCGAGATCCGGAGCGAGCTTCAGTCAATCGTCCAACAACGGGACGACTCCAAAGGACTTGAAGCTCTGCAAAAATCCCTGACACTGTCGAGCCAGTTCAAAGATCTCTGCGACAAAATCAAGAACGCAGAGGCGCTGGACGAACTCCAAGAGTTGTCTCAGCTAGCTGAGGTAGAGCAGAGCATCTACCAGCAACGCAGCAAGCAACTGACAAAGCTTATTGCTGTCAGGCGCGAGCTCATTGACGCGGGCGACCGCAGCCTTCCTCAGATGATCGAGGAAGTACAAACCATCGACGAGGTCGATTTCTAACAACTCACCGACATGACTGATCTTTTCAAATCACTTCAGAACTTCCGAGCTGCCCTCAACACTGCGCACCTCGAGCGCGTCGATGTTATCGACGGCCTGCTTGCCACGCTGCTCTCAAAGCAGAACGCTTTCCTACTGGGCGAGCCCGGCACTGGTAAGTCAGATCTGGTCCGAAGCATTTGCAAGGGCATCGACGGCGCCAACTACTTCGGCTACCTCCTCACGCCAACCAGCGACCCAAGCGAACTCTTCGGTCCTGTAGCTGTCACGAAGCTCCTCAAGGACGAGTACCAACGTGACGTCGATGGCTACCTTCCCTCTGCGCACATCGCGTTCACTGACGAACTGTTTCGTGGCTCTTCCGCGATCCTGAACTCACTGCTCACCCTTCTGAACGAGCGCACGTTCAACAACGGCAAGGAAACAATCGAGACGCCGATCCAGTCGATCGTCGCTGCCACAAACAGCTGGCCTGAGGAGGAATCACTCCAAGCTTTCGCCGATCGTTTCCTGTTCCGCCCAACTGTTCGGTTCCTGGCGATGAGCGCCAGTAAGCGCACGCTTGATCTCTGGGCTGCAGGCATCCAGCAAAGACCCGACGTCGGTGTGCACTTAAAGCTTGGCGATCTGTTCGAGCTGCAGGCAAAAGCAGCAACGCTGCCTGTCACCGATGACTTTCTGGATAAGTTCGGCGAGCTCTGGTCAATGCTCGAAGCACGAGGCCTGACTATCAGTGACCGCCGGCGAGTTCAGATCATCAAGTTCCTCAAAGCTTGGGCAGTTGTCCAAGGCGACGAAGAACTCTATGGCGAACACATGCACAACTCACTGGTGCACATTGTTTACCGTAACGACGAAGATCAAGCCACTATTAAAGAGTGCTTGATGCAGGTATGCCCCACGGCTGAAAAATACTTTGCCGATGCAAAGCGGGCTGCCTCTGGAATCATGACTGAGTTCCAGGCCAACGCAACAAAGCTCAGCGGTCGCTCCCTGGCTGACCTGAACGACTACGTCACCCAGTGTCGCCGTGCTCGCAATGACATCTTGAGCATCCAGAAGAAGGTCAATGATGCACTGGATGGCGACCGTTACAAGATGTCAATCGCAGTCCGACAAAAAGGCGTGCAGCTAAACAGGCAGCTCGAAAAGTTCAGCGAAACAATCGCCCACACAATCGCCGAAATCTCAAACTAATGGACAAACGACAGGAGATCCTGAGGCTGAGTGACAACCAGCCTTTGACGCTGGCTTGCTCTGCACTTGCAGATTTTCTTTGGGACGACTTTGTTCGAGACGCAAGGCCCCAGGTCAGCTACCTAGCCGATCAGTACAACATCAACCAGTTGTCACGCTTTGGGAAAGAAGTTTTCGAGCGTCTTTACTCAGGCGACAACGTCAGCTGGCTTATCGATCTGAATGCTTGGGAAGAGTATTTCAGAGCAAAACAGAACGGGGAAAAGGTTGTGTATCCACGCGGCTACAAACCTGAAGACTCGTTCTGGTACGGGCTGATGGACGACCTGACCAATTCAGCAGCGTGGCACGACTTGATGATGCTTTGCGTCGGCGATCAGTGGAACGCTGGAAACACTGCTGTAAACATCCTGAACGAGCTGTCCGAGGTTCTTGAGGAATTGATCGAGGACCTGGAGCAGCTGGCACCCTCGATGCTCAGCAGCAACAAAGACAAGCTGGAAAAGATCCGTCAGGAGTTTCAAGAAGCGAAGGACGCTGGTGATGACGGCGCTGCAGCAGTGCTGCGAGAAGAGGGCAAGAAGCTTGGCGCTGTCATGGAGCAGCACCTCATGGAAGCTGGTGAAAGGATCTCCAGCCGTGTAGATGAGATCGTCGACAAAGCCAAGGAAGAAACCGAGCAAACTAACGAAGGGATCAGCAAGCTTCACGGCTCTGATGCTGGGACAGGCAAGCACACAAACGATCTCAATCAGAAACGTGAGTTGGCAAAACGCCTTCGCCAAAACAAGAAGCTGAGGGCAATCGCCAACCGTCTTGGTTTCTTGCGGCGGATCTGGACAGAGCGAAAGAAAGCTCGCCGAGCAAAGGCCAGCTACGAAGCAATTGCAGGCGCTGCCTTTAGTAATGAAGTGGTGAAAGCTTTCCCCAATGAGCTGGCGTTAGCTGCCACGCCTCAGGGACGCGCTCTCTTCGCCCTGAAGTACAGCCAGAGAAGCCTGCTGACCAAAGACTACGAGGCGCATCGAAAGGATCTCGGTAAGGGACCGATCGTCATGTACATCGATGTCTCCGGCTCGATGACGGGCGAGACTGAAATCTGGAGCAAAGCGATTGCACTTCTCATTGCTGAGGAGGCCTTGAAGCAGAAGCGAGGTGTGCAGATTCATTTGTTTGACGTTCGGATTACGGATTCAGTGAGCTTGGATGCCACGCGGGCTGACAACAATGAGTTGCTGGACTTTGTGGCTACGTGGCACCTCGGAGGTGGTACGTCTTTCAACGCTGTACTGGCGCACGCAGTCACCTCGGCCAAGATCACCGACAAGACCGACATTCTGATGATCACGGACGGGCACAGTGAAGTGCACGATCACACGATCAGGAACATCAACGCGATGAAAGAAAGAACCGGTGCGATGTGGTCGACGATCTGCATTGAGACCGACGCAGGTCCAATTCTGAATCGGTTCAGCGACGAAGTCCACACTGTGGACTTGACCAAGACAGCTGAGAGCATTGATTGCATTCAGCGTTGCATAAGGTGAAACTGTGCTCACCAGCACGGGACAGCAGGTCATTAACGAGCTATAAAAAACTCGTCTGTAAAACACTCATGCAGTCTGCAATCGACCCCATCCGTCGGATCAATGAAAGGTTTGAGTGGACGTCGAGTTTCGATTACTTGTTCGAGTGGGTGCAGAGCTGCGTGTGGATGAGCCTGCCTATAAATAAGAGCTCGCCGATCTCTTGCGACGAAAGCGAGCTGAACTATCGAGGTGCACTACTTGAGTTCGATAGAAACACGCAGCGATTTGCGCTTCACAAAACTGATGAAGACGGAACGTACTACATAGTCTCCTTTAACTCAACCGGTTACTTCGTTGAGGGTTACGGTTGCGAGCAAGAAGAAGTTGAGCGTAACGTAGTGTTCGATGTGCTAGAGCTTGAGTATGTAGCAGGCAAAATTGCTACAGACATTTCATTCTGGGTAGGGAAAGTTGTGGACATTTATGAGCAGCTAGAGTCTGGTTCCAAATCAGAAGAGATTGTGAAGCACTAAGCTTGCTCGAAAAATGCGCTAATCTTTTTCTCGTCAACAAACATGAGTATGGACTTACTCTTTAAATTGAATGGCGTTGACCTGACCGACGCCGAAGCAAAGCAACTACTCAGCACTTCCAACAAAACCACGCCGATCACCATCAACCTTGAGCACCACCTCGACGCTCAGGTGATGAACGCCCAGGAGCTCTTCGCTCTCAGCGTCGAAAAGCAGGATGCAGCTTTGGCCTCGCTGGCTTGGAAGGTTGCTTCGGAAAAAACCGGATCGACAGCGACCAAAGCAGCAGTCGTAAAAGCCAGGCCTGCAAAAGCGATCAGGAAGATCCCTTCCACCAAAAAGCCTACGCTGCTGCGTCTGATCAAGAAAGCTGACTTCATTCAAGAATGTGTCGAGCATCCGTCCTACCGAACGGTCGGAGCGGCGATGATCCTGGCTCAAGCCAACACGGAAACGATGTTGGCTCTCCGTGAGGTCGGGAGTCACTGGGCGAACGAGTTCTGGAAAGACGAGAAGTTCCCTGAGTCCTCTCTGCTCTTCAAGGGTTTCAAGAACGATCCTCTCGATAGCCGGGCTCTAGTTCCAATGGAACGCGAGTCAGGTGTGAGTCGGAACGAAACGTACTGGGTGTCTCCTACTTACTTGAGTGTCACCACGGGGCTCAAGATGATGCAGGAGTATGGCCTCGTGACCACTGAGGTTCGGTGGTCCAAGGGAGCACGGAAACCCGAGGCGGATCAACGCTCGCTTTCCACGACGCGTAAATACTACGTGTTCAAGTTGACTGCAGCAGGCAAGCAGCTTAAGGATGAGTGGGGTGACGTCGAGAAGTTCGTACGTAACTTCTGGCACTCCAGAAAGCAACAAAAGGCTGCGTAAACGTCGCTAGTCTGAGTTTGAAGCCCACTGACCCCGCTACTATTGGCGGGGTTTTTTATTGCGATGATTCTTGCTGACTGGCAGATCCGGAACCTTGGGCAGGAAGGTCTGCTGGTCGACCCTTTCGATGAGTCGCTCGTTAACCCAGCTTCGTTGGATGTAAGGCTCGGATCCAACCTCATGGTTGAGGTCAAGCACAGTGACAAGCTGTTTACGGTATCAATCGAACAAAGCTCAGAGCACGACCCATTCCTGCTGGATCCGGGCCAGTTCGTGCTGGGCGAGACGATGGAAACACTCAATATGCCTTCGCACCTAAAACTTGCAGCGCAATTTGCTCTTAAGAGTTCCAGGGCTCGAGAAGGAATTGAACACTTGATGGCCGGCTACGTAGACCCTGGCTTCAACGGATCGAAGCTCACGCTCGAGCTGGTCAATGCTCGCAAGCTGCATCCAGTGAGACTCTGGAAAGGAATGAAGATCGGGCAGCTAGTGTTTCATCGTATGGAGGAATCCCCATTAGTGGGTTACGAGAAGACTGGACACTACAATGGGATAGAGCAGGTCGCCCCGTCATGGGAGACCTGGACATCTAATTATCCCAAATGTCATTAAATGCCAAGGACCCAGCCTTCGTTTGCGGCCACTGTGGGAAGACAACGATCGGCGTAATTGAGAGCAGAAAGCTCCGACTGCAGCCAGGTGGACAAAGAAGACGGCTCGAGTGCACGTTCTGTGGAGAGCGCTCAACCAACTTCACACTCCCTGAGAAGCGATACAACCAGCTCCTCGACTCAGAGAGGATGCTCAATAAGATCCTGAGCGCCATCGGTCAGCCACGCTGGGAAGCTGAGGTACAGGCTTGTACGAACCAGCCAGACGGCGAACGTCACTGCAGTGATTGTGTTCACTACGTTGAAGGAGGTTGTCGGCTCGGCTTGCCTGACGCAGTAGACGAGTTGTTTGCAAGCGAGTGCAACTACTTCACCCGCGAGGACGAAGCGTGAAAATAAAACTGATCGAGACCCCTCAACAACTGGGTTCGTTTCTTGCTGAATTTGATTCAGCAAAAATCTGCCTTGACTTCGAGACGACTGGTCTGCAAGCCGGTATCGCTAAACCGCGTCTGATTCAAATCTGTAACGCTGATCCGGCCGAGCAGGACAGAACGGTCTACGTGATCGATCTCTTTAAATCTCCTTGCACCTCAGAACTTAAGGAGTTCATTGAGTCACGGGAGATGCTCATTGGGCACAACCTCAACTTTGATCTCCAGTTCCTTCTTTACCTTGGCATCGACTTCAAAAACAAAATCTTCTGCACTTACATAGCTGAACGAATCCTGCGTGCTGGATTCAAAGAAGCCAAGATCTCACCGCAGGCGCAAAAGCAATACTTCGAGGACGTCAGCTGCAGCCTTAAAGCCTGTCTGGAGCGACGCTTTGAGATCGAAATAGATAAACAGCAGCAGGTTTCAGACTGGAGCAAAGAAGAACTTGACCCCGAACAGATCGAATATGCCGCTCGAGATGTAGACATCCTGCCACGTCTGGCAGCAGAGCAACTCTCTGAGATGCGCGAGGAGAATCTTTTACCCATTTACAGCATCGAATCCAAATGCATCCGACCAGTAGCACGGATGTGCTCCCGTGGTTTTGGCGTCGACAAAGCAAAACTCCTGGAGCTTGAACTCGAGATTCAGAAAAAGCTCGAAGTAAAAACAGCTGAGTTTATCAACTCCTTAGATGCTCGCTTACCCGATCAAGCAAAGCTTCCTCGAAACGATCAGGGCGAAATTGCCGTAGGTAAAAACGCCAAGAAAGAATTTAATCCTGGCTCAACGATGCAGGTAGCGAAGGCCTTCAGTCTTTGCGGCATCGAGCTTCCCGTCGATCAAAAGACAAACAAGACCACGCTGAACCAAATTGCATTGGCCGAGTTCGATAGTGATGATCCGACCCTGAACTTGTACAGGGAAAGGGTCAAGCTTGAAACCCGTGTCGAACACGTAGAAAAACTTCTCTTAAATATCAATCCTGTTACTGGAAGGATCCACTCTGGGTACAACCAAGTGGGCGCAAACTCCGGGCGGTTCACCAGCAGCGGAGCGCCGAAAGGATCGAAGAAAAAACCAAAGACACAGTTCGGAGTCAACATCCAGCAGGTCCCGAGAACCAAAGACTTCCGTGAGTGCTTTATCCCAGCACCGGGTTTCAAGCTAGTTATCTGCGACTGGGCTCAGATCGAACTGCGTCTTGGGGCTGAGCTGATCAACATCCCTCAAATGAAGCAGGCCTTTAGCGAGGGGATCGACCTCCATACTCTTACAGCGAGCTTGATCTACAACGTCGGAATCGAGGAGGTCACAAAAGATCAGCGCCAAGACGGCAAGACTTTGAACTTCGCTCTGCTGTACGGAATGGGTTTCCGAAAGTACAAAACCTACGCTGCGCAATCCGGCAAAATCATCAGCCTCAGTGATGCCAAGGTTGCGCACATGGCTTTCCACAGGGCGTACCCGAGACTTCGTTCGTGGCACAGGGAACGCGCAGCCTTGGTCGATGACGGTTGGGCGTACACCCGAACAGCCCTTGGTAGACGCCGTCTACTTAGCTACAACGATGCGTCAATGATGGTCAGCGCAAACACTTTGATTCAGGGCTCAGGCGCTGACATCTTGAAGATCGCAATCGCGGAACTCAACGACCATCTCTGCGATGACGTGCACCTCGTAGCTGCAGTGCATGACGAATTGGTGCTTGAAGTCCGTGAGGACCAGGCCGAGCACTACAAAGAAGTACTGGAAACCACCATGATCACTGCCGCAGAACACGTATTAAAGTCGGTGCCAGCCAGTGCAGACGCATCAGTAGGTAGCTCATGGGCAGCAAAATGACCACGAAATCCGTTTCTGATCTCTTCGAGCTGGAGATTCAAGAGGGTAAGGAGATCTTTACGGTCAAGAAAGGGCTGGTTTGGTACGGCGTTATCAACGCAGGTAATAAGCTTTATATGACTGAGTGCTCTTTTGATACTGCCTTACAAGCTGCGAACAAAGCAAGAGCACTAAAGAAAGCCAACAACATCGAGGCGACAATTACGAAGGCGCCGACCATTAAGAAGGTAGAAGAGCCTAAACCCAAAACCTTTAAAAAACCAAAGATAACTAAGTCGAAACTTAAAATTGATGGATGTGCTACCGAACTGTACGGTGAGGAGGAAATGTCCTCTATCGCTGCTCAAACTGGGCTGACGTTCCGTGAGGTCTGGGTCATTAAAGACCGTAAGACCGGGAACTACCTACATAAAAGTCTGACCGGTAAATCGGTGGCGGAGTACTGCGACCAAAAAGAATTCGCCGAGCTTTATCCAAGCTTTGAAGAAGCGATGAATATGGTCAAAACTCTCAACGGGGTAGTGGGTCCTGGCCACGAGCTGCGTCGCTACTGGATGCGAAATAAGAAGTAGATTTAGTAAGCGGTACAGGTATGAACTGTGGGTGACGACGGCGGCTTAGGGCCTTTTATTGGTTTTGCGAACCTAGTCGGGGGCGGTCTAGGCCTCGCGGGAAAAGGCCTTCAGCAGTTAACCAGGGTGCCCAGGATGGCAGGTGAGGCTTATAGCCGCTTGCCTCCTCCTGCTCAAAGAGCTGTCAGGATGAGTCTGGAATATGGGTTTCCTGTAACTGATTTCGCCAATCAAGTGAGGCAAGGCAGAGATCCCGCAGAGGCGGCCACAGACATTACTGCGGCAGAAGTTGGCGGTCGGCTACTTCGGTCTCGGTTCAAAAATCCTTTTGCGTTTGCTGGCGGAGACGTCGCTGGAAACTTCTTGGGAGGCTTAACCTCACAAATCGCACGCGAACTTGCAAAAGGCGAAGGGTCACAAGATTGAGTTCAAACCCCTCGTCTAACCATTACCAGCTGGTTCTCCGGAAGGGGAAGCAAAAGCTGTCGCTTCCGATCTCAGCGAACGACACGAGCCACGCGCAAGCACAAGCTGAAGATATCTGCCGAGCCCTCGAGGGGGATCAATTCGAGCTCAACTATTGGGAGTGCAGGGACACTCCGCTATCAATACTTTTTAAAAAGCTGGCAGCCAACGACTTCACGCATCCGGACTGCTTTTTATGGAATGGTTCGTTCTGTAACAACGTTCCTTGCGTGTATGTGTTCCGCAAACGACTATATGTTCGTAATGTCATTCTGAAGTACTTAGACATACCCAAAGACGACGCGATTGCCAGGCCCTCGTGTTCATGCAAAGCATGTATTAATCCTTATCACACTGACTACTCATCCAAATCTAAAAAGAACCAGAAGCTCAGTGCTGGAGACGATCAGTTGCTCTTAGCCTTTCTGGGCCAAGGGATCTCGGTTACCCAGATCGCCAAGGCGCTTAAAGTTCACCGTTCAACGATCTACCGAAAGCTCAAAGATGAACGTTTTTGTTCTAGGTCTCAGAGTCACTGCTGAGTCTCAAACCACTGACGACGCAATCAACGTCCTCGCTGAGGCGCTTCCCTCTAACGACAAGCGCGTCGCATCCAAAGTCCAAGTCCTCCAAAAGAAAGATCATTACGTCGGCAAGCTCATGGCCGACCTCAAAAAAGATCAGACCTTTTTGGCAATCGGTCCCACGCGGGCAACTCCCGACGGCGTGCTGCAAATGCAAGCAATGCTGATCGTCACCGAAGAAAACTTCCAGGATCTCCTGGCGGTCAACTTCTTTGTTGCTGCAGGTGGTCTCGGTCCCAAGTCAGACCAGGTTGAGCTGACCGATACCACGGTCACCAATCGTTCTCTGGCTTGGCAAGACGAAGGTCAAGAAACCCAGTGGTTCAAACTGACCGCTTGGGGTGACCTTTCGAAGCAGCTTTCCGAGCTGTCTCCTGGTACGCCGACCGTCGCCGTTGGTCGAGTCTCGACCTCAGAAAAGGACGAAAAGTCCTATTTAAACTACACCTTGGATAAGGTTCTCTACCTTCCCAAAACCCAACGCTCGACTCCTAAGAAGGCTGCCGATCCCGACAAGGGAAAGGTTTCCGCTGCCGCTATCGGTTCAATCGACTTCTCTCTTTGATTCCTGCTTCCTGACTCATCATGGTTTTTATCGCTGGCCAATTTGAAGAGGACGAAATCCTCTGCAACTGCCCTCCCCACACTCTGCGCATCGACCTTCAGCAACGCCGCTGGAAGTCTGATGTCGACTCTGAATCCGCAATCGTCGACGCTAATGGCAACGGCATTCCTCTTAACTTTGTTCTCCTTGGTTTCACTCCTTTCTACGGAAACCTCGGTATGCGTCATGGAGAGGAATTCATCCGTATTGCTTACATCGGCGTCTCACCCAACCACAGGCTCCTCCCGCCTCGCTGCGTCACTTCGACGATAATCAGTGGTAAGACCTCTCAGAAGGGGTTCATCAGCTACTTCCAGACGCTGTACAACAACAGAATCAACTGTGCTTCTGTCATCACTACCACTAAGTTCGTTACCAAGTCCTTCAATGAGCGGGATCCGGTCACTGGCGCGGACGGCGCAAAGATCAATTACAACGCGGTTGAGTTCAGCGATCGACCAGCTGAATCAGACGAAGAGAAGAAACTCATTGCGGACATCAATGAGTGGCTTCAGTCCAGCGGAGCGTCGTCGGTGGCCAACGCTCTTCGCTCGAGCATCCCAGGATCCAACCTTGTGGAACTACCCCTTGGAGAGGACCACGCTCAGATCAAGGCGGCCTTCGAGGCAAACAATGCCCTCCCTGCGCCGAGCCTTGCAGCGCTTCCTGCGGATGCCAATCCGCTGAACGCCAAAGTCGAAGTGGTGGAGACTACCGCTCCTCCCGCTGCCGACAGCAAAAAGAAGAAAGCTGTAGAGCTAACGCCAGAGCAAGCCAAGAAACTTGGGATAGACTTCTGACGTGGAATGTCTCAGGGGCCGTCACCGTTGCGGCCCCTTTTTTTATGCGGAAAAATACTCGCGTCAAAAGAATCAAGCACAAAGGCTTCTGGATCAGCGTCTGGGTCTACCGCTTCATCCCCACGCGCTCTGACTACTGGGAAGGAGCGGTGTGCATCACCAAGTCCAAGCGTGCATCATGCGACTGGATCGAGAACCGTAAGAACAAGCGGTCTCGTAAGACCAATGTTCCGCACACAGGCGCACCGTCTACAACAGTCTATAAAGCAATGTCTTTGTTTAAAAGCTTGATCCTTGAGCTCCCTGAAAACGCTGTTATCTTTGCAAGACCACAGTCGACCAGCGTCGAGGTGATCTCCCGGTACATCGAACGTATTGGGTTTATTCGCTCGCCTCTGGGTGCTGAGCCGTGCTGGGTTCTAACAACTCGTTCAAAGGAGGAAGCTCTACGCCAGCCGATGCACAATGCTTCAAAAGCTGCGTGAACAGTCTTCCCCTGAGCTGATACTGCTTATGGATTATGTCGAAGACTTCGAGCAGTTCAGCCTTGTCGAGTTTTGCGGCGCTGCCCATAACACGAGCATGCGCAAACTCATTCTCCATCGTGAACCAAGCGATCTCCATAGCGAGCACGCAGGTTATCCGTACACTTTAGCCTCACCAACGCTTTCAATTCTTTAACAAAACAATGGCTTCCTTCTATCAAACACCGCAGGGCGTCGGCCACGCGCTCAGCAAAAGGGTCCTTCTCGATGGCAAGGTCTTCATCCCCTACGACATAGATGGTCGGCTCGAAGCTGAGCTCAAGAACCAAAACGTTTCCGTGGTCAGCAATAGCGATCCCGACAATTTGCTTGACCCAACCTGGTGGTTAAAACAACGAGGTCAGGGTTACGACTACATAGTGCAGACGACCGTTGGGTTGAAAGAGCACACGGAGTACATCCTGAAATATGGGATGGCCATTGCCATGCAAGGCGTATGTCTGCTCGAGCGCTTGACCTTCCTGGAGCCCGTCGCAAAAAGACGTGACTTTCTGCTCGCTTACAAAATGAGCAACCTTATCATCTTCAGCCCTCGACCAAACTTCCGACAGCTTGGCAGCCAGAAAGACTCCGTCACATCAGCTTGGTTTGTCTTTAGGCATCAGGATCAGTGGCAAGATAGTGTGAGCCTCGAGTACGCACTAGATTGGAGCGATCTTATTGACCTGGATGCGGTAGCTCATGGGAGCCAAGTTCGATCAGATTCTCAAGCTGCAACGCCAGCAGATTGAATTGACCACGGAGCTGATCAAGCGAATCGAAAAGCTCATCGCCGTCAATCTCTCCACCCAACTGCTCACCGAGTGCATCGCTCCTGATGGCAAGGTCCGAGATGCCGACTCTGTTGCTGAACTTGTGACGGAGTCTTTCTGTGGTGCTCTATGCATTAGCAACGAGCTCAACTCACATCAGAAGGGCTTTGACTACCAGGTCTCTGAGTTCTTTATTGAATCTGAAGAAGAGGAAGAGGTCCTCGAAGAACCTGATGACGATGATACGATTGAGCCAAATCAATCCAGCATGAACAAGTTCTGATGCCCAGTGAGCGCAAGTTCAAAGGAGTCAACTTTGTAAGCAGACTCAGCCGCTACCGTGCGGTGATCTACGCAAACAACAAACAAATCCACATCGGATACTTCACCGGTTCGGTAGCTGCAGCTAAGGCTTACGACAAAGCTGCTATCGCTCTCGGCAGATCAGTGTCCTCTCTCAACTTCCCACCTGAAGAGTGAACGTTATCTCTCGACGGCAGGCCGAGTGGCTTGCCGCTAATGCCACTAAAAACTGGTACTACGATCCCGACGCACCTACTTGCCTTCGATGGAAGGCTCGTCGTCCCAAAGGCAAGCGCCGACCTAACTCACCAGCCGGATCAAAGATCTACAAACGTTTCAAGGTTCGTTGCGAAGACGAACTTTGGGAATGCCATCACATTGTGTGGGTGCTTCACAACGGATTGATCCCTGCCGGCTACGACATTCTCCACGCCGACGGAAATGGCTTCAATAACAAGCTCAACAACCTGCGGCTTGTCACTGAAGGGGAGTTGAATCGTGGGCGTAGCTACGGGAACCAGAAATTCATCGGAGTCTGTCAGGTCAAAGACACCAACAAATACCGTGCAACTATCAGAACTAAGAATTCATACGTGCACATCGGATATTACAAAAATCCCATAGAAGCTGCACGAGCATGGGATCAAGTCGCACACAAGCTCGGTCGAACTAAATTGAACTTCCCCGAGTGGATTTCTGACGCTGCTTGAAGTACAGCTCGTTGATTTTATTTTTTTGCATTGATTGAACTAGACTTCCAATAATTGCGACACATAAGTGTCAGACACTCGAGTAACGATTAACGGCTACAGGCACTACAACGTACTAGGTGTAGATCGTCCATTAGCTTCAGTAACCTCGATCCTCTCGGCCACGCAGTCTGAGGACAGTCGTCGAAAGCTCGCAGCCTGGAATGCGATGAACCCAGGCATGCTCGAGAAGGCTGCAGAACGAGGGACTTGGATCCACAACGGCGTGGAAAACTACGTCCGTGGGATCGATGTAAATCCACCAAAGCAATTCCAGCCTTACTGGGATGGGATGCCAGAGAAGCTCGATGAGCTTTTTGAGGGTGGTCGGATCCTGTGGTCCGAAAAACCAATGAACAAACCAGAATGGAACAAGTACGTAGGAGAGGACGGCGTTGGCAGAATTCACTACTACGACCAGGTCACAGACCACGGTTGGGCAGGTTGTTGCGACGTCATCTACGAGGACGCAAACGGCGAAATTATCCTCGGCGACTTCAAAACTTCCTTAGGTCCTTACTCCGCTCGCTTCCCAAGTTCAAAAGCCGACATCGATGACAAGCTCCGCAAAGCTCTGATCGGCGGGGTTTACAAGACGAAAAAGACAAGGCTGCAACTTGCCGCCTACAAACTGGCCGCCGAACGGTGCTTCGGGATTAAAATTTCGAAGACGCAGATCATTGTGTCCACGCCGGTTCCGGAGTTTTCGGTTCAGGTTTTCACCTTCAGCGGCAAGGACATCGAGAAGGACGAAGCCGCTTGGCTTGAAGTTGTAAGAAAGTTCTACAGTGACGTAGTCGCCACTTAATACTCTCTTCCGTTCCGATCTCGGAAATCCATGCCAAACTAAGAACCGCTCCTGAGCGCCATGCGTTTCACCTGTTCGATCAACCGTGAAGTTCGTGCCGCTCTAGGCCCTTCTGGGAAGATCCCGGCTGGTGGGAAGTTTGGTGCGTTTAACGACAACTGGATTGCCTCCAGCCTGTCATCCTCAGAGCTTGCCGACGAGGTTATGCGTGCGCACGGTATCTGTGCGTGGCATCTCGTAAACGGTCAGCGTAAGAGTAACTCAACAGGTGCAATTAAAGCTGGCCTTGTCATCATTGACATCGACAATCAAGCCGATGGAAAGGATGCAGAAGGCAACAAAATTCAAGACCAACAACTAACACCAGAACAAGCTCTTGAACTACCTATTTGTCAAAAGTATCTTTCTCTCGCTTATTTCTCTCCTAGTACTGCTGACGGTTGGCCACGCTTTCGCCTTGTTTTTGGCCTTGAGAGCGAGATTCTTGACCCGGACTTCTACCAGTGGTTTGTTCGTACGATCTCAGAATCCATCCCAGGCTCCGATCGCCGCGCAACCCAAGCCGTAAATCTCTTTTACGGAGCGCATCCAGAGCACGATCCAAAAGTTTTTTACTACTCCGATAAAGCAATCCCACAGAGCAAAGTCACTGAGGCATACCAAGCCTATGTAGCTTTGCCAAAAGAGGCTCGAGCCGAGGACGACCCGGCATCTTGCTTAACAGCAGAAACGGCGAGCGACGGGATCGACATCACCGATCTGGTCAGCACCAAAGTCCGCGACATGCTCGATGGGTTCGAGGTCGAGGACCGCTCTGCCTCCATGGCAGTTGCCTTTAAAGAGCTGATCGGCTGGTCGAACTGGCTCCGGGAGAAGGATCTTAAGTGTCAGGTGAGCCCTGAGCAGCTGGCTGAGCTGTGTTTTGAAAACATCTATCAGTACGCACCAGCGCTTGACGGCAAGTACAAGCGCATACTAAATTCGATCTACGACCCAGCCACGCTGCTTCCTTCGGTAGCACTGGCCTCTGATGACGGTGACCTTGCCGTCTGGCGAAAAGTCAAACGAGTCAGCCGCGAGACCTTTCTCGCGTCCGCGCCTGAATCAGTTCAGGCCCAGCTGAAACCTCAAGAGAAAGCTAGGAACTCGATCCTTACTTTCGACTTTGAGCCATCCACATCAACAACAACATCAACACCAAAACCCAAGGAGCAGCCCATGGCCTCCAACTCTGCAACCCCGCAGACCCCTGCGCAGCTCGTTAGCTTGCAGGGCAAGAAGAAGCAGTTTTCGGAAAACGACGTCGCCGACGTAATCGTTTCCAACAACAAGGATACGTTCCTTTTCGACTCAAGCCTCGACGAGTTCTTTTGCTACGACGAGGACGAGGGCGTCTGGTATCTGCAGGATTCGACCCATATCAAGCGCCGTATCATCAAGGCTCTTGACGTCTTTGTGACGTCTGGCGTGATTCCGAAATACAGTTCTGCCACGGTCAACTCGGTCTATCAGCTCCTTCAGGGAAAACTTCTGCGTTCTAGCCGGGGCGGTCGAAACTCTATTTGGTCTGCCAACCGTGGTCTCGTTCCCTTCAAAAACGGTGCTCTGGATTCTCAGACTGGTGAGTTCCTTGCTGGTTTTGACCCCAACCAATACATCCGAAACCGACTTCCCTACGACTACGACCCCAGCTCCCAGTGCCCAAAGTTTGTCGCGTGGCTGACTGACGCCATCGGCAAGGATCGGGTCAAGATCATCCAGGCTTTCTCTCGGGCTGTCCTGACTTCCTATACCCAGGGCGAAAGGTTCCTGCATCTGGTGGGTCCTGGTGGCACCGGTAAGTCAACGCTGCAGCAAGTCTTGACTGCTCTTGTGGGTCTGCAAGGTCTCCACACCACAAGCCTCGAGCAACTTGAAACCAACAAGTTCGAGTGCTTCAGCTTGATCGGTAAAAAACTGGTCGTGCTTACGGACGAATCGTCCTACAGCAAGCGGATGGATACGATGAAAAAACTGACATCGGCTTCCGATACTCTCCGAGCCGAGCGTAAATACGGCAAAGAAGTTATCTCTTTTAAGCCTGAGTGTCTGGTCTGTATCGCATCCAACGAGCACATCAGCTCCTCGGACACCACGAGCGGTCTTGAGCGACGTCGCCTGACCATTGTCATGGACAAGGTCGTGCCTGCTTCAAAGCGACGCGATCTTCTGAACGTCTATCAAGATCGCATCGAGGGTGAGCTCGAGCCTGAGCTCAGCGGGATTGTGACTTGGGCTCTCTCGATGGACTTCGACACTATGCGCGACGTCCTAGCCAATCCGGTCAAGCACTGTCCTGACCTCCGAGCTTCCGATTTTGAGAGCCTGCTGTTCAACAACCCATTCGCAGCATGGCTCAACGAGTGCACCCTCTACGCACCTGGCAAGAGCACCAAGATTGGAGGCGGCGCATTCAAACCTTCTACCGATGAATCGGAGCGGGGTATGTTCTTTAAGAACGCGTACACCGAACTGTATGCCTCCTACTGCAACTTCTGTAAATCCAACGGATATAAAGCCGCTGCACGCGAAAGATTCTCAGAGCGGCTCAAGGAAACCTTGAGTAACGTCCTGAAACTAGACGCGTGTAAACGTACGATTAACAACGGTTTCGCCGTGTTTACTGGCCTTATACTGAAACCCTTCGACATCTCAACGAGCCGAGCTGCCTACGGCGATACCCGACTTCCCACGCCTGTCGAGTACGCCTCAAACCCTCAGCCCGATCTTTGGAAACTCGCATTTGAAGAACATGCTGAACCTCCCGTTTCTCAATAACATCCTTGCGATTGCCAGCAGCGTCGCAGCTGGTGGTGTGGTGGCTACGGCTATTGCCAACCCTGCAATGACTCCTGCTGCCTACGGGGCATTCGGAGGAGTTATGACTGGCGTTGCCCTTGGGGCTGGCTTCACTAAAAAAACCGAAGAGCAGAAAGCCGAGGGCGAAGTTCTCGCTCAAAGCTTCAAGCACCTGTACGACATCAACAAAGGTCTAGTCAGCCCCGATCAGCTCAGCTACCACACGCGTATTCCGCTCGAGCGGATTCAAGAGTTTCTCTCCAGCCTTGCTTCCGAACAACAGGGCAGGCGCATCGACACTGAGTACGGCTCTGTCTATAACTTCCCTCACCCTGAAAACGTTCTCAATCAACTGACGGAGAACGCAACCAACTGGGTCAAGTCGAGGGAAACGCCTCTGATGGAACAGATTGCTCTCCTCCAGCAGACTGTCCAACAGCTCAGTCGTCCTGCTCCTGTGGCACCCAGACCCATTCCAGTTCAGCAACAGGTTTCCAATTTCTCTAAGGAAATGGAAGAAATACAGAAATCTTACGTTCCTGAGACTGATCCACTGCCTGGAATGGATGTCGATCCCTGGAACAAAATGTAGAATCGATTAACGTGGAGATATTTAAGGGGCCTAATTCAAGCCCCTTGTCTCCCTAACTATCATGCGATTCGCAGGTTCGATTTTTCCCGAAGACACGCTGCAGCTGCGGCTTGGAGGGAACCGTCCGAACTTTTCTGAGCTCGGTCAGCCACGCCGGGAAGTAGCGCAGATTGATTACGAGAGGCACGATATCGACGGCGGTCGTCCCCTGACGCAGCAGGAGTTCAGGGACATCATGAGGGAAATCATCCAAGAAAGAGGACCGCGTCCAGCTCCTCGTCCGATTGGTCTTCCTCCCTTCCTGAGAGGCGTCTAGACCATGGACCAGCGAACCAAGGACAACTGGCGGAAAGTCAAAGATGCCTTAGAAGTCGCTGGGAAAACCGACTGCTTCTTCTACAAGAGAGCATGCGCAATCTGTAGAGGACAGAGAGATCCGTTCGAAGATACAGACTTAGCTGGCGGTATGCCTAAAGTTGGGGAGTAGCGCTTCTCAGCATTATGTGTGAGCGGCAGTGCAAAACAAACCGTAAGCGCAGCGCCAAAGGCAGTCGTTGCACCAAGCCTTGTCCCGTTAAAGATCCTCGAAACGAGGACGACTTTGATACCTGGGCTTATGGCACCGAGCCGCTGCCTAAAGACACGACTTGGTGCGCATCAAAAAAAATCTATGACACGGGCGGCTAGCTGTTCTCTCCCCGGAACCAGCGTTGGCGTCTGGTAAACCACGCGGCAAGATCAACCGGATCTTGAGGTCCGACTAAATGCTCCGAAGGGTCTGGGTCTCCAAGATCCAGAGCTTGGCAGAACTCATCAAGATCAGAAGGCTCGGGTTGCGTCACCGCTCGCCGAGCCTGCCGGAGCATCTTTTCTACTGTCGGATTGCGCTTGGCCCATTTCTGGATCCAAGCCATATCGTTAAGCTCTACCTCAGCCCCGTTTTTTATCCGATCACAGATGAACTCAACTCTCAGCCTTGTCTTGGTGCTGAGCATATTGTTTCACCGATTACCATCAGTCTAGTGACAGATCGCCCCTAGATTTCCTTTTTGGCGATGAGTAATTGTGCCGCCAAAAGTCGCTGACGCTTAAGAATACTGGCTTGGATTAAAGCCAACGTATTAACCATTTTTTTTCTCCTTGATATCCATGTGGATGTACTGCTTGCCGCGCCAGGTCAGGACGGTGTTGGAGCCCACGCGGACAAGATCCTGAGAAGGCTTGTCGTAGGTGAGGCCGCGATAGTTGAGAGTCATTGTCGTAACATTCGCTACCTTTTAATCTTACACAATTAACCATTTGGCACCTAGTTCACGCGGATACACTCAGATAAACAGCCAGCCCTTCAAATTAAATTCTTTGGCTGCCTGCTCCTTCACCGCTTCAATGACGGAAGGAACCTCACGCTCGAGTGCTTTACCGATTTCAACGGCGATCGTTCGATGTTCGAGCTGAGTCTCGACTCCACCCCGTAAACCGACGTAATGAATCCAGCTTCGGATCGAGCCGCTCATGTGCAAACGAGTCGGAGAGCACATAGGCAGAATATTGCGGGCACATTCCTTGGCCACGCCGGCTTCGAGCATGTCCGTGTAGGTGTTTTTAAGGTCCGAATAAAGGATCTGGATTCGTTCCTTGAACGCTTTAACAAGCACAGGGTCGAGGTCAGGCGTTGAGTTCTGACGGTTCTTTTCGTCCTGACGTCGAAGATCGAAATCCCAACAGCTGCTCTCAGCTTCAGCCAAAACTGAAGTTGGGTCGCAATACCGCTGACTGGTTTCCTGAAATGCGAAGCTACGGTGACGGATTATCTGAGCACTAATTGATCTAGTCGTTATTATTTCAAACGATGCACTTGCTTGCTCGTAGATACTCCAGTGCCCGTGGTTGATGCAGTACTTGAGTAAGCCTTTGAACTCCTCACGGTCAGGGTTCTTTGTACTTACTCGTGCGTGCCTAGCAATTACACGCTCAGCATCAGGCGTGATCCAATCCAGCTCGGCTGTATGCATTCCACGTGCGCTTCGGCTCGTTAGTTTAAGCCTGTTCGGACGTGGTGTCCCCTTCAATATTGGTAATGATGCGGCTAGCTAACTCAGGATTTTCAATGGCAGCCTGACCCGCCAAACGGTCAGCCAAACCCATCTGCATAACCTTCGGATCGAGCTGAAGCTGCTGACCTGCAAGCTGACTCAACAAGTTTCTAGGAAGCACGGTTAGGTTTGAGGGAAAGTTTCCTGATACCTTAGCCGCCGGGTGACTTCTTGAGGAGTCAAGCCAGCGAGATGAGGAGCGAAGAGGCCAAGCCGTTGACCGGCCATGCGCACAGGGAAGTCGTTATCAGCCATCACTTGTTCTGTCCCTTCTTCTGACTCGCTAAGGCCAGCAAATTGTTGGCCATGTTGTGGCTGCTCCCGAGCATCAGTGCAGACTGATCAGGAGTGTTGAGGAAGTACTGGTTGGTATTTGCCAGTGCCTCAGCAAACTTGAGGCGCTTTTCCGGGGTAGCGTTAGTAAGCCCAGCGAAATACTGAGCCTGGGTAAGGTCATCAGCAGAATCAGGCATGGGAAGAGCCCGATGCTGGTAACCAGCCACGCCGACAGGCTGGTTTGACTTTTTGATATTGCTTTCTGCGTACTCAACGGGACCAACAGCAGGACGTTGGTACACCCCGTGATCAACTTGATACTGCGCTTGAAGGCGCTCAAAGTTGTCAATGGTGAACGCCCTACGCTGGTTGATCCCTTGGGGCGTGTTGGAAAAAGTTTGCGGGCCGGTCGGAAAGTCGAGCTCCGCGCCAGGCAGAAGTTTCTGCGTTTCAGGAATCTGAAGCGCCTCAGCTTGTGTAGACAGCGGGAGTACGGCCATTACTCAGTTCCTTACGCTAACTTTTTAGATTCGGCGTAACCGCATTCTAACTTGACTCTCCCTTCAATAACAGCTTTACGCATCTGAAGGGAAATATCCTCCTGATACTGCTTCCAAAGGCCGGTGTAGCAGCCATTTGTACGACCATATTTGTCGTAGAGATAGTCGAGAAAATCAGCCCGAAGTTGTTCTTCGAATGTGTTCACGAGTTGTCCTTTGAGCCCTAAGAGTCTACTGGCTACGCCTTTAAAAACCAGCCAGAACCAGACCCTTCGACCATCCACCTAGGTGCAAGGTTCTTTTTATCGTATATGACGTGCTTCCCGTTCTCGTTAAGATAACCTCCATTTTTTACGTCCAACTCTCCCCAAGGATCGTTGACGATGTATCCGGTGTTGTCTTCTGTACGACCGACAATGATCACCCAGTGACCGCCTCCGGTCGGCGCACTGGACTTTCCGTGATGCAGAATGCCGATAGGAACGGGCACGCCATCCGTAAGAAGCGAATCAATATCGGACCAACCGCCATCCTGACAGAACTCGGCTTTGATTCCGTACTGCTCGAGCGCACGGATCTGAACCCACGCTTCGGTGGTATCCCCAATCGAAAAGACAGTTTCGAGATATTCGTCGTCGTTCTCGATTGACCCTGGTGACAGAGTCGCGACGAGCATCGCGCAACTAGAACTGAAACAAGTCCGCGAAGCGTCCCGATAATTGTCCCGCTGACTGAAATAAGGGGTCGACAGAATCAGCTTCGAATCGTGCTGAACCTGAGGCTCAGTGTTCTTCTGCTTTGGGTCGTTAATAATCTTCCAGTGCTCTGGGTAGATCCACCAGTTTTTGTCGGGCTGCGCTTCAAGGATTACTTTGTAGTGAATCTCGCCTGGAATCATCACGATCTGCTTCCAGACGTGCGCCGCTCCTTCAGGCACAAACAGCTTTTCCTCGTCCGCTAAATCTGAAGACTGGATAGGGCTCCGCTTCAACCAAGTGTCTTGCTTGGCAATAATCGAATGGGCCAACAGGCTGTTAGGAGCTGTCTTCAAGAATAACGCCGCTTCCGCTTTACGGCGCCTAAGCAGCCCATCCAATACTTTATTTCCGGCCTTGCACCACTTTTGAAACTCTGCGGCGACGATATGCTTGTCACATTTATCATTTAACAGCCTTAATAAAGTCGAGCCACGCAATGCGCTTATGCCGCAGTTAAAAGCGAAGCTGACAAGCGCATCAAACTCGTGCTGATTTACTTGAACGCGAAGGCAGTCATTTACACCTTGAACAAAACGTTTGCAGTCCAGTTTTAGAAGCTCTTCTGCTTCAACTTCAGTTATTTCCGATTCGTCGTGAAGCCATTTAGAGCCAGTATGGCCGTAGCCGATCGTGACAACACCTGCGCTGCAGCGATATGCGTGCAGACGAAGCCCTTCAAACTCTTTGATTAAAGCTAAACCCTCGGAAGAGAGGTCCATGATCGTGAATTATCCACTTAAAATTTAGAGGAGGAGAGCGCTCTATGGAAGGCATCGTCGTTGCGTTTAGTACTGCTATAGCGCTCCTGACGTGGGCTCATGAGCAGCGTCAGCGTGTAACAAACAAAAGATTTGATAACATCAAAGAACGCCTCGTGAAGCTTGAGGATCACAATAAAGATATGTCCGAAAAATTCGTCCTAAAAGCAGACTTAAAGGACGAACTTGATGATATGCGAGTGTGGTTGCGCGATATAAACCGAAAACTCGATCAAATTCTGTTGAATCGTTAAACCTGTTGAACCGTCAAAATTACCGAAGGAATATCTGGGCGAACCGGACTTGTAAGTCCACTAATAGCCGGAAGTTGGGCATTTGTACTGGGGGAGGACCACCCAATCTGGAAATTATCCCCAGGTAATCCTTCAACAAGATAATTCCAGTTGGCAATTGTTGCGGCAGCTGTATTCGCCTCAGCTTCGACTCGGCCATTCGACCAAGGAACGTCAACATTATTTTTAATTAGCCAAATATCGAAATCAACTTTGCCCGACGAAGTTTGTAATTGAGCAGAAAACTCAATATCATAAATACCCGAAGTTGGTATAACAACACGTGTACCAGAAACAAGAGTAATACTGTCTGTCAAAGACTGAGTATTAAGTTGCATAAACCTCCGTGTATCTGCCACGGGGTTTGTTTGTGTCGTCGTATCAAACCAAGCGCCGTAAGCTTTTACGGTTCCTACAACAGCATCAGTAAACTCAGGAGTATCGACGACAGACTGCGCTAACCCACTTAGGGAAGTCTGCTTCGGCTGAGCTAACTCGTAGAACTCACTACGATCAATAAAAAGAATACGGTCTTCAGGAGCAACCTGATTCTGCGTGATCAGCTCGTTTTGCCGAGATACAAGACGGCTGTAATCCTTCGCATCGTCTAGGTTTCTACGTATCGGCACGGCACACCTGTAAGCCTAAAAATATTATATCTCTGCAGGAGGCACTTCTTCCCCAAACGGTAAAGGAGGAGGCATCCGGAACTTTTGCTCGTATTCGCGTGCAGCTACCGAAGCGTCGTGGTTATCCGAAAGCCACTCGAATATACGAATCTCACGCTCAAGAGTCCAAAACGATTGAACCCGGAACCAGCGATACCAGTCCTCAGAAGACTTTAGTAAATTACAGGACGCACAACATGCAACCATGTTCCCGCGCTTAGTGGGACCACCTTTTGCTTTTGCGACGATGTGATCGAGCGTGCACCCGCGATCAGACCCGCAATAAGCGCACCTGTGTTCCCACGCGTCGAAAATGTCCTGACGGAAGCGCTTTCGAGCTGTGCGCTTTTGCAGGCACGAGAGCTCGAACAGTAACTCGTTCTCTGAGGCAGCCAAATAAAAATGGCCGTTGCCTAATTCTAAATAGCTACAAGACTAAGGGTTCTAAATGAACCCTAAAGATGAGGCTCGGGTTTAACTGGCCAGACCGGGTTAGCGGGATCGGGAGTGTTCGCAGGCAAGTCGCGCAATGCTTGGCGGTATGCCCTCATCTCGTCAGTGAGGGTTACGTCGGCAAGTGCGAGGTGATCAGTCTCAGCAAGCAAGTTATTTCTTTTTTCTCTGAGGCGATTTAACTGAAGGACGGGAACAACGTCTCTCAAATAAGCCTCTCTTTCCTGAATTTCCTCAGCGGTGAAGGGCACCTCAGTGATCTCGTTAGTGTCGAGATTCAGAATCCGATGGACAAAATCAGACATTGTCTTACTCGAAGTAAAGGCCGATTGTGCCGCCGTCAAAGTTGCCGACGCCAGTCACCTCGAATCTAATCCTAGTTACGTTAGAGACATTCACAGTTCCTCCTCCAGCGTACACAGTAGTAGTGTCATTAACCCCGGTCCAATTAGCGGCCCAAAGACTGGTATCGTCCGTGTTGGTAATTGTGAGACTGCCGGACCAACTAATATTTGCATCAGCATTCCAAATTTGCCAACCGCTTGTTCTGGTAAAAATGCCATTGTCTGCATTTACATACACTCCCGCACTCTTGTAGCCGGAACTAATAAAAG